TATTGGGGCAGTTCAACTCAAGGCTCAGGCATGCTGAAGAGGATGAGGCGACGGGGTTACGTGGGGTGCGTCAGCGCTTCTCTACCCCGACCATCCCCAATTATGGGGTGTCCAAACACTACGAGTTATCTGATAAGAAAACGTATCATGTCAAGTGTAAGAAATGTAATACATGGCAGATACCGAGCTATTATGCTGATTATGTCATACCCGGGTATGACGGTGAAATAGCCCTGTTTGAGGCCTCAGACTTATACAACGAGAAGCATAAGATCAATGAAGCTTATGTTAAATGCCAGTCTTGTGGTTCGGATCTATGGACATCTCTCATCGACCCAGAACGCAGACAGTGGGTGGCCGAGCGTCCTGAAGTTATCAATCTGTCTGGCTATCAAATAAGCCCTATCGATGTGCCACACTACAACAAAGTGCCTGCCATATTTGACCAGCTCAAAGACTACACCCTTCAGGATCATCGTAACTTTGTGGTGGGGCTACCCCACGAGGACAAGAACAACTCTTTTCTGATGTCAATCTTCTCAGTCGCTGACCGGTGTGATTTCATCGAGCTGCAATTGGCGAAAAGTCTGACCTTGAGAGGACTTCGGTTTGGGCTGGATGTAGGCAAGACCAGTTATTTGGCCATCGTGCAAAAGAAGACAGCCAAAGAATACCGTGTCATGGGGTTGTTTACTTTTACTGCCACCCCCGGGAATACCATAGCTAAACAAGTGCAGCCTTATATGGATGCGTTTAAACCTGAGATGACCGTAGTGGATGCTGCGCCTGATTTCTCAACCTCCCAGACATTGATCGGGGATAACACGTATGCAACTGTGTTCGGGTGTGAATATCGTCGCTCGATCTCGGAGACTTTCTCCCACATCGAGATAAGGGACGAGGATGGGATCATCCGGGCTGACCGGTCAGGAACCTTATCACATCTAATGGAAGTCCATAACAAGGGTTACATAACTTACCCTAATAGCCCTGAGACCGAAGTCATCAAGTCGCATCTTGAGGTGACTAAAAAGGTGGTACGGAAGGGGGACATGGGCGATGTGGTTATGTTCCCGAAACCCAGTCAACCGGACCACTATGCGCATGCGCTCAACTATGCATTGATCGCTGACATAGCTGTGGACAAGGAAGATTATCTGGGAGGGGCTGTAGGAGTATTGCCCGGAATAAAGGCCGTAACGGTAGGTGAGAACGTTAAGCCGACACCTACCAAGCGTTGACTTTTGGGCAGGAATAACCGATCATTAGATCTCTGGGATAGGACCTCGAATCCGAAAACTATCTACCGATAGGTGGCCTCCCAGATAACTTTATATCGGATTTCTTATCGGGGAAATGTCATGAGCAAACCAGTAAATCCTGAGCTAAAAGCAGGAACCCTTCACTATAACAAATCTTCCAAGCCATTTATAATAACCTGCTATGTTAAGTGGGATAAAATAGCTGTTTTGTTTTTAAACACTGGGCACCAAAGATTTGCAACAGCCCAAAACATAGTAAGCGGAGCTTTAATAGACAAAATGAACCCAACCATTTGCGGGATAGGGTATCTTGGAGAGGGGGAACATAGGGCTAAGAAGGGGAAAAAGCAAACCCACGAATACATAGTATGGAAGCACATGCTCAGTAGGTGTTATGACAGAAAAACTCAAAAAAGAACCCCAGCTTATATAGGCTGCTCAGTAGTCGAGGAGTGGCATAATTTCCAAACCTTTGCAGCGTGGATTACTGAGAAATACACAGAAGGGTATGAGATAGATAAAGATCTAACAATTCTAGGGAATAAAGTATATGGCCCAAAAACTTGCTGCATGGTTCCGAGGAGAATAAATACCCTGCTGCTCCATAGGGGAGACGGAGGGATTTACCCAAGAGGAGTAAGCCTATGTAAGGTAAGTGGAAAGTATGTAGCCAGAGTTAACCGATCAGATACTAGAGATTATTTGGGGGAGTTCGAGACCGCAGAGTTGGCATTCTTTGCGTACAAGGAAGCAAAAGAGAGGCATATTAAAGAAATGGCTATAAAGCATAGATCTGGGATATCAGAAGCTGTTTATATTAATTTAATCAATTATGAAATAGTACCATAGTTGACTTGCCTCTTTAGCACATCTACACTAATGCTTCTATTCAGCTTAAACCCTGTGTTACTTAATGGCCGCATCCAATAAAGTCTCTAAACCAATCGTCCTTCCGCGGTCTATAACCTCTGTTGTCAAATCAAAGACGGTAGAATCTAAGGTTGAGCGCGGACAAGCCATAGTTAATCAGGGTAAAACTTGGGTAACTCAAGACCCGAGAACTCTGCGGGCAGTTGGCAAAGTAACAGAAGCGATTAGAACTCTCGCTAAAGAGAATGGTAATTTATCCACTGCTCTTTTTGACATGGTTCAGATTGCTGACTCTGGCTGGAAAGCCGCTGCTTATGTTCCGGGGTCTACTGAGTTTTCTGCCGAAGGAACCATTCTGGCAAACAACATCATCGCTTCAATGACCACCCTTTATGATTACACTATGGGGTTTGGTAAGAAGCGTCCAATCGCTATGCTGGTACAAACTCTTTTGAGAGAGACCGCTATCACAGGCGGTTGTGCGATGGAGCTGGAGCTTGATAAAGCTCGTTATCCCGAAAGATTTCAAGCGGTCGATTACTCAACTCTTGAATGGGTGAGTGACGGCAAAGGTTCAAAGTATCCACAACAAGTCGGGTTTGGTGATCCAATCAAACTGGACATCCCAACATTTTACGCTGAGTCACTCCATCAGGAGATGGACACAGCCTATTCTACTTCTATTTTCAGAGCAGCCCTTGACTCAGTATTTACCTCGGCTGATTTTATTGCTGACATGCGCCGGGTTTTATTCAAGTCTGGGCACAGCCGTTTGGTGGTGATTCTGGATGCTGAGAAAGTGAGAGCTTCAGCCCCTAAAGATGTTCGTGCAGATCCAATCAAGCTGTCGGCTTATATGACGACCGCTAAAACGGATGTGGAAGATACACTTAAGGATATTGCCCCTGAGGATGCAGTGGTTGCTTTTGACTCGGTGGATTTTGAAACTCAGGATATTGGTGGCACTAAAGCTGACTATACCCCTATGATGACAGGCCTCGGGAACATGGAAGCGACTGGCCTGAAGACTCCTCCATCGGTTCTTGGTATGAGAGCAGCGGGTAGTCAATCCTTATCAAATACAGAAACCCTGATCTTCCTGAAGACTGCCAAGGCGCTTCAAAGCACGGTTGAGTCTGTCATGTCTCGCGGTCTGACCACAGCCTGCAGACTTTATGGCAGTGACGTTTATGTTAAGTTCGAATTTAACGACATCGACCTCCGTCCTCAGGCAGAGCTGGAAGCTTTCAAGACCATGAAAGAAGCCCGTATCTTGCAGAGGTTGAGTCTTGGGTTGATCACAGATGCACAGGCCGCTTACGAATTAGATCTTCCGTACAACCCTGATGCTCCTGAATTATCCGGCACTAATTTCTACTCCCCTGCAGCAGCCAGCACTTCCACTGACGGTGGACAAACCACACGAGGCGGAGCTGAAGATAACCTTCAACCTGACTCAGACGCCCCCAGAAAAGGCGGCGGGAAATCCCAGTGATGACTACGTTACAGTTGCATAAACCCTTATTTATTGGTATTTTTCACTTATGAAATTAGATGACTCCATTTTTTGGTTAGGCTCTGAAGCCAGCTTACGTCACGTTATTGACGCGCAAGTAGAGATTCAAGGGCGAGTTTTCGACGGAGAAGATTATGATGATGACCAGTCTCGTTTGCTCTCTGTTACGGAAGGGGTTGGCACTGTAAAAGTCCACGGCTCCCTGACCAGCACTGACTCTCCTTGGAATGCCCTCTTCGGAATGACCTCGTATAACGAGATCAGAAACGGCATTATTGAGGCTATTGAGAACGAAGACGTCACTCGAATAATCCTTGATGTAGATACGCCGGGTGGAGACGCTAAAGGGGTCAGTGACCTCTCAGACTTCATCACCGTAGCCAGACAACACAAATCTATTGATAGCTTTATATCAGGCTCAGCCTTCAGTGCTGGATACTGGATTGCCTCTGCTACAGATAAATTGTATGGCCCGAAAATGTCCGAGTCCGGCTCAATTGGCGTGATCGCTGTATTGATGAATTATTCAAAAGCCATGAAAGACGCTGGTTACGAAGTGACCGTTTTTCGCGGCGGAAAGTATAAAGCCCTCGGCAACCCCTACGAAAAATTAACTGACACAGCCAAGAAGATCTACCAGAAAAAGATCGACGCTATGGAAGGGTTCTTCCTAGACGCTGTTTCAGAGAATCGCAGCATCCCAAGAAACAAAGTGAAATCCCAAGTAGGCGAAGGCCTGACGTTTTTCGCTGAAGAGTCTGTACAAAACGGACTGATGGATGAAGTGATTACATTTGATCAATTTTTTAACAGACTGATAAAACAGTCTCAAACCAGTTCTGCCGGTGGCCGAACTATCTTATCTGAGGAAACTGATATGAAAAAGAAAGTACTTACGGCGGAAGCTGTAGCTGCTATCGCATCAGGTGCTGCTTCGGACGCTGTTGAAGAGCTTCTAGAAGAAGCTCCAACCTCAGCTGAAGAAGCCACTGGCGAAGAGGCTACAGAACAAGCCACTGAAACACCAGAACAGGCTGAAGAAACTGAGACTGAAGTCGAAGCTTCTGAAACTGATAAAGAAGCCACTGCTGAAGAAGAAGCGGCTCCAGAACAAGCTTCTGAAACTGAACTGGTTGCTTATCTGAAAGCTGAGGTTGCTACCTTACGCACAGACAACGCTGCTTTATCAGTTGATCTGGAAAAATTCAAGGCTGCTGCCACGACCGCTGAGGCGAACGAGACAGCTCTTAAAGAATTAGCAAATGAATACATCTCTGGGATGGCCGTTGGATTAGGTATGTCGGCGATGGATCTGTCTGCTATGGATACGACTAACGTACTTTTGCAGTACAATGCGGTCAGAACTCCGTTTACAGCTCGCTTTAAAGTGGGCTCTAAAGCGGAAGTCACGGATGGCGAGCCGGAATCTAGCGGTGACGGTAATGGTATGACTTTTATGGAACAAGCTTCCGTTAAAGCCAATAAAATTTAACTTGATATATAGGTGATAAAATGGGTTCTACAACTCTTACACGCTCACTGCTAGTCGATACTTCCCTAATGGGAATTGTTACAGATGCTTTGGGTACAGCGGTTGCTGGCACTGGTACTTACTCTGACGATGATTTAGGCAAAGGGGTCAAAATTGACACTGATTCTTATGTTGCTGTTGCTGTTGGTGACCAGATTGAAGGCATCGTTAATTCGGTTGAACCGGGGGTACGAAACTCTGGGTACAGCTGGGGCGGCATTCAGACAACTGGTCGCGCACTGGCTGTAGTGGCTGATGCACAAGTAACCACTGCCATGGCAGTTGGTGATTTAGTGTGTGCTGCGATTCCAATCGCTTCTGGTTTAGCAGTTCAAAGCAACGGCACAGGCTATTCAGCTCCGACTGAATTCTTATGGCGCTGTATTCGTGTTATTTCGGGCACTGGCTTAGTAGCTGGTGATTCTGTCTTAATTGAACGCATTTAACAGGAGTACATCGTAATGCAAACTAACTTTACATTCCGTGACGCAAGCAACGGCGACAAAATTACTGAAGCCAAAGTGCATGTCACAGACTATGCTGCTGCCGCTGAAGAAGAGCTTTCGCTGACGCAGTATATGTCACGCAAATTCCCAACCGACGAAAGTCGTTTTGGAACAGTTATGTCACAGGCGCTCGCGTCTAATGGCATTCACATCAAATCTGATCCGAAGCTGGGCATTAAGTCTTCTCCAATGAAGGATGTGTTCAACGGCGTTAAGATTCAGGCTGGTGCAATCACTTCTCCCGACGGTACTGGTAACACTACCCCGGCTGGACGTTTGTTCTTCCCTGAGGTTATCCTGCAGACTATCGCGGCTAATCTTGAAGCTGACAAAGGTGATTTCTTCGAAGGGTATGAAAACCTTTTAGCAGGAACTGAGACGGTTAACGCCCCTGAGTTCAAACGTGCGAAGATCAACCTGACAGCTCCTGAAGATTCAGAAGCAATGTCTACAGCTCAGTTAGCTGAGCCAGTAGCGATGGTCTCTGTGACAGCTGCTGATAGCACCACTCCAATCCCTTCTAAAGGCATTGGCTTAATGATCTCTGATCAGGCTATCGCTTCAACCTCTTTCGATCTGATCAATACGGTCATGGCTCGTCAGGCTAAAGGTGAAAAGCTTCGCATGGTTAAAGCTTCTCTGGACGACTGCTTCAACGGTAATACTGACCTTGGTTTAGCTGCACTGACTCCGTTCAATGCGGATACTTTGGACGACACCATTGATTCTGACGGCTTATTGACTCAGAAAGCTTGGATTCATTACTTACGTGATGATTACGAGACTATCACTCTTACAAACTTGGTTTGTACGATTGATACTGCTCTGGCTATCGAAAACCGTACTGGTCGTCTTAACATCAGTTCTGATGATCCACAAAGCCCTCGCATCGATTCACTGTTCTCTATTGATAATCTTGGCCTTAAGGCACCTCGCGTGTTCTTGGTCGACTCTTCAGTAGTGCAGGAAAATCGTATCGTTGGTCTGGATAATGAGTTCGCTCTACGTCGCTACATCAACGTATCAGCTTCTTACTCAGCGGTTGAAGAGTTCTTGTTACGTCGTGCTAAGGCACTTCGTGTTGACTTCGGTCAGACAACTACTCGTATGTACGATGAAGCCTTCAAGGTTATGGACTTAATTAATTCCTAAACCTAAACCTAAGCTTTAAGTAGTAATGAAAAGCCGCCCTCTGGGCGGCTTTTTTGTTTATAAGCGCATCTCCCATTTACGTTTTCCACAATCCCAGATTCTGTAGAAGCCGTTCACCCTACAGTTCTCGTATTCAGATTCTGAAGGGTCAAATTTCTCTAGCCTCTTCTTCAATAAACTCTTTTTAAAACCTGACTTGTGGAATCTTGTGGACCCTTTTGCATACTTGTAATCTGGAGGAAGCTCTTTTGTTAGGGTAAATCCTAGTAAAGCATATACCTCGCCCTCCGAGATGCAGTTGTCTGAATAGGACACTATCCCAGAAGGTTCATAAAGTTTAATGAAGTGGCTTAAAAGTTTTGACACACCCCCAATTACTGAACCCTTGCAGGCATACCGGGCCAGTTCCCATACCCCTGAAAATTTGGTTCCTCGGTTTGATAAGTTTTTTGACATAACTAAAACAGCCACTAAATCAGCCTCTTTGTATAGGCCAAGGTAGGCTGAGCCATTACAGTCTCCTTGTATGTGCCATTTGGTTAAGGCTTCCCTCTTATTAATTATTGAAACCTTTTTTATCTCACACGTTCTGGCATAGGTCACTTGTTGAGATTTGCCGAGCTTATGACTTAACATATTTTTTACAGCTTGTTTAGCCCCGTTCCAATCGTCTTCCCATATATGGATTAATTTTATTCCCTGAGCATTACATAAATCTGTCTTCTGGCGATGAGAGTCCTTAGAAGAAACTGTGGACTTTTCAAACAACTCTGAGTGAAATATTACCCCATTGTATTCCACGGCTAAATTTAGCTCAGGTATAAAAATGTCCAATTCTAAGGGTACTCCTGTTGGTGATTTTATTACTGTTCTGCATCCGTGTAAGATCTCTAGAGAGGGGCATAGTGTCTTGACAAATTCCAGCAGCTGTAGCTCCCCTTTGGATTGTACTTTTGCACACTTAGGGCAGCCATGTCCCTGCAGATGATTGTTAGCCTCCTGTGTGAAATTTCCATGGGTCTTGCAGTTTATTATTAATTTATGTTTTCTGGAGAAGTAAGGTTGGTCAAGGATGTAAGTATATAAATTTTCATGCACGATATTAGCCATAGAAATAAACTCTTTTAGGCCGCCCCGTAGGCGGTTGGAGTTTAGCTCTATTGCACACTTAGGGCATCCGTGCCCTTTTAAATGCACGCTCATGGTCTGCCAAAACTCCCCATGCTGTTTGCAAGTTAGTTTAAACGGCTTAGTCATAGTGGTGTAAGTAGATTCATCATAGCCGTATAGGTCACCGTGGGCTTTGTGAGCTTTGGCCAATAAATCAGCAAAAACAGACCTACGCCGTAGCCCTCTTGATATTTTGGCACACTCAGGACACCCTTTGTATTCCTTAACTTTGGTGTTGTTTTTAAGGTGTAAGTGGGCTGCGGGGGTTTGCCAGAATCCTCCATGCACTGGGCACACTATGGCTACTTTAGTGACGTTGTTTACGTATGGCTGCATTGGGTAAGTGTAAAATTCCCCATGCCGTTTTTGTGCCTTTTTTACAAACTCTCTAAAAGTAATCTTTCCCATCAGGTTTACATCTAATCCAGTGAATAGTATATTGTGAGTACATACTATATTAATGTGAGTACAACCTCAATGAAAGACTTAAAAGAAACCCGCATACAAGTCAGAGTTTCAGTGAAGGACAAGAAAGAAATACAAAGAAGAGCCAAAGAAGCAGGGTTGACTATGGCTAAATATATGCTGTATAAATCCCTAAACTAGACACTACCCGCATAACCGGATATTATTCTATGCAGCTACC